GACTAATAAGTACTAGCGTGTGTTTAAGACCGCAGTTAAATTATAGCGAAATTTTTTATTCCACCCAATTTACCAACACCCAATTACCTCTATATACGTTAGTGCGATTATGCACAGCCGAACCAGTGATTATATATGAACCATCAGATGGTAAATCTATAATATGAGCCGTCTGGTGCGCATCGCCAACATAGGCTATATTGAGCGTTAATAAATTGATATTTTCTCCCGTACCCACAAAATCTATATTAATTTCATCAACAATACCACTATTAACCGTAAATTCCGAATCCCAAAAGAATGCAGCAGCTTTACCTGCTTTCAAAAAGACATTACGAGTAAAATCACCTAAATCAGATTGGTTATAAGTATTAACAGAAACAATTAAATCAGAGGGGACAAAATACATTGTTGAATCACTAAAACTATCAAACAAAGAGACATTCACAGCCGACAAATACAAACTAAATCTAGAAACAATATAATAAGCAGTTCTAATGTTTAAAGCAAAAGAATCACTTGAAACGTCACAGATGGAAGTAGAGGCAGCATCATCACCATAAACGATGAGATGAGCATTTTGTTGAAAGGTTGCATTTTGAAGAAAAGTATAGTAAGAATCTGGTTCTAAAGAAATTGTACCAGAAGTTAAAGTTTTGGAAAATGCAGTTTTAGTTGGAGGAGGAGGGGGATCTAGTCAAGAAGAAACTAGTAGAGCACCGTTGTTAACATCTGCAGTGAAGTTACCGGTTTCGTCTGTAATAGTAACCAATTCTGGTTCTGTATTACCATCGATATTCGGAACACCAGCAGTGTAGGTGGTAACGGAAGGAGCACCAACAAGACACCCAAACGAGAAATCTTCTCCAACATTTAGGAATACCTCCATTTGGCCTGAATAGCCATGGGTAACGCCGTGAAGTGTGACGTATTTTGAGGTTTTTCCGTCCATGTTGTAGCCGACAACGCGCTTGTTGCATTGTTGAGCAAAAGGCACTTCTACTTGAGCAACTGAACTAGACCCTATAGGTAAGATGGACATAGGAGGATTAAAAGTAGGTTCAATCATAGGAAAGAGCTTTAGATAACCCTTATGACCCCCAGAAAAGAAAAAGTGATACCTAAGAGATCCCCTATAGTATCGAAAAAGTCGAGAAATATAGGAAATATGAGGAAGATTATTCTTAGAAGTACCACCTACCTGACTATAAAAGCCATTCCAGGTGTTAGAAATAGAAGAAGTAGAAGATAACATGTCAGCATTTTCATCAAGAGGATGAGGGATGGTAAAGTTGACATGTGGAGTCCCTATAGTCCGCCAGAATGCGGCTCTCTTCAACAATTGTCTAAGACTACAGAAATGTTCTCCCACAGAACTATAAATAGTATAGGCGGGATCAGTGACAGTCTGTAACATAGACATAGATGCTGAATTTTGAGCTACATTTGTAGGCGAAATATTCGTTTCTCCTATTTGAGCTTGAGGAAGTAAAGTAGGAGGATCAGGATCTTCAGGATCTTCAGTTAGAACGAAAGGTTCGGCTATGACTTTATTGGCTCTTAAACCATAACCTGAAAGTTTGAAATCTTCACCCGCAGACACCCAAATAAAGCCGTCGATGGTGGAGTCAGAATCACCAGCGTTTTTAAGTGCGTTAACAACAGAAATACGCAAGCGACCAGTACAACCAACATCTTGGGCATAAGAGTTTGTCTGCAGCCAAGGCAAAGTACTAACATAGGGAACAGAGAACGAAATTTCAGAAGATTCACGGAGTTCCATGATTATAGAATAAGCATTAGAAACAGTATCAGAATCGTAAGCATTAGTAAAAGGCCAGTAAGAAATTCGAATTCGAGCGGAATGGAACGGAGTTTTGGAAAACTTTACTACATAATTAAGGGTCCCTGTCCAATAGGCAAATAAGTTGGAGACATAAGCTAATTGTGTACACGCGATGTGTCCAGCCTTAGCTGTTCCAGCATACGCTTTCGCATATGAAGGAGTTATGGGGATGTCAATGAGTGACGATCCCTCTGTATCATCGACAGTCATGAGAAACGTGTCAACGATGTTTGGTCTCCCACAAATATATGCTATGGACATTTCGTCTTGATTAGTAGTGTAGATATCCTGCGTGCCACCTAAGGAACACATAGGATCTCCAGTCAACCTAACAACATCCTCAGATCCGGAAGTTTGATGTAGAGAACGAGCGGGTTTAGAGGTACATAGAGAAGTAGCTGATTCATTAGAAGGTTTGGAAAACCCAAACATGGCAGCAGCAGAAGCAAGAGAAGAAGCAAGAGGTATTACAGAAGAAGCAACTTGTGTTACTGTATTTACTACGCTTGTGGCCTTACCAATGATATTTGTGACGCCGCCAAGCACTTTCTCTAAAACTTGTGCCTGTGGCATCTCCTCTGAGATGGTTGGTAATTCAGGAGTATAAGCGATATTGAGCAACACGTCGTTTGCATCACCAACCAAGAGATCGCGTTCTTTGATCATCTTTTCTAGGAAGGAAGTAAATTGTCTAGTAGATAGCAGGACGGTAGATAATGGAGAAGGAACGGACAAATGGAGTTCTCTAAAGGAAGCAGTGATTGTATAATCAACGCTCCCTAAACGTAAAGGGCTAAGCGCCCAAAGGAAAAATTCTCCAAAAATGCCCTCACCTGTAACTAAATTGTAGCTTTCTCTAAAAGAGCTGTAAGGCAAAGAGAAAACAACAGAATTAGCAGAGGCCAAATCTATCTCAATACCATCATATCCTGTTATACCTGACAAATTGTATGTCGTATCCTTCCATCTACCCAGAACTTCGTTTTGATATGGTGCAAACATGGCCCACAATTTTCCGGATTGCATTGGTGTAGCGTTGATTTGAACACGTATATCTACGGACGCACGCAATAAAGCGAAGTCTTTCAATTTACATATAAAACCAGACGATTTCTCCAATAAAACATCCGGAAACGTGAGTTGTTCCAAAATTGCATCCTCGTGTTCGGTGTGATTGAACGTTAACGCGGAGTCTGAGTCAGACCACGTACCAGAGGCGACTTGAATTGGACGAGTCAAATAAGCATAAAGGGAGGAATAGGTTTCATCGCGAGCTGTCTTGGGTATGGATTCCACAATGGATTCTAGAACAGCTACGTCCTTGGGAGAATCGTCCACAAAAGTTGTAATGCTTTGTTGGTCAACACCTCCGTCGGCAAATTGAGGTTTTGTCATAGTCGGGGTTAGGTCAGCAGGTTGTTCGTCAACGGGTTGTGCGTTTGAGTTCCGAGGCTCGGCTAAATTGTTAGGAGCAGTTGGTAGTTTTTCAAGCTAAAAATGACCGGCTAGGACATAAAAAGCTTTAGCCGTGCGTTTCTTTTGAAGTAGAAACGCAAAGAACTTCGAGATTACATTCGTAGGAAACTCTTATCGACTGTAGAGTCTCCCCATTGTAATTTAAAGTAGCCAGTTTTATAGCAGTCTAGCAATGCTTTGCGCGTAAACGTCTGTGGCAGACGTCCCAGTTGATGGTAAACAGCGCTTGAGAGTTTGTCAACATATTGAAAGGTTTCTTCGTCGTGCAATGCCAATTCTCGAATTGCTGTTTGGACATTGTCTATAGTTGCTCTTGCAATATCGTCACCGCGCACCCAGTTACACATTTCCAACACAACATTCAGATTCAAAGGCGCTACGTGTCTACCTAAATAAGGTTCGTAACGGAATCGACGTTTGAGATATTGAATGTCGTCAATGTTCACATAGGGTTGCAGATTTCCGGTCTTTTCGGCGTCAGTGTAAGTTAGTCCTACTTGGGAATACCCGCGTTGTAAAGCGAAGGAATCCAAATTAGTCCCAGGTCTCACATTGATGTTAACGTCGTCACCATAGCAAACCATAGAGCAATAGTCTTCAAAGCATTGAGGTGGCAAGTTAGTTTCTTTGGAAAATGCGTATCGTGTAGCCAGCTTAACTGCCAGACAATTGATAATAGTTGTCGCAGCATTACCCGATGGCTGTGAGTGAGCCCACACATACAAGGTGTCATGTAAAAGATGGACTGAATTCACAATATCGAGCCATAGAACATAGCGAACGATTTCATGTTGGGTTTCACCGTTGAGCAAATACCAGTTGTTGATTACGTCAAATACAGACCATAACAAGTCCGCAGAGAGACTTCCATCGAAGTTCGAAAAATCACCGCTAGTGAGGTTTTTCCCAAAATGAGTCAATTTGACAAAGGTCTTCTCCCAATCAAAAGAATACGGGTCCGTTCCTACGCTTATCTCATTGTGGATCCTATTGTCCATGGCGTTCGCTACGAATGCCAGGAAATGTCTCCGAAAAAGAATATTGTAGTCTACGGGTCCGCATGCGAATGATCGAGTTTTCCCTGTCATAACTTTCTCGATTGGGCGTCGCTCATCTTTAAGTGTATCGACCCAAACGGTTAGTACTCTGCGTCCTTGAAGAGCCTCTTTTTCACGGAATTGCACAGCTTGAAGCATTGACTCGGCTACATACTTGTCATCATCTTTGCCCAACCAATCTTGCTTTCCGGGTTTCTTCGCGTACAAAACCCAAGGATATCCTGCGGATGATTGTCGATCCAAGCAACGAACACGGTCATCACCGTCGATCCCAAGAGCTGCTTCGTGTATGGTGTATAACATAGGTCCCGACCATTTCTGGGAAACGGAGGGTAACACTGCTTTTACACACTCATGTAACAATTCCTGATCAATCAACGGAGTCTTACCAGCATTCTTTGCTAGGGCAAGCAACATAGGATCCACAGGTATTCCCTGGACTTTCATCGGTTTTAAAGCGGAAGGCATTGTGGTTGGTACAGAGACGTGACCATGTATGGAAGAAGGTCGCAGCTTAGTGCCTGAAGGTGAGCCCAAAGGTGTCGTCGTTGCTAGAGGGTAAAATTGGCCCTCTATAGGTGTCACTACGTCCTCTGTTGTAACATTCCAGCATACTTGAGCTTGGATAGGAAATTTGTCCAATCCTATTTTGAGCAATTCATAAGTAATGCTCGTACTATAAGCAGTGCCAGGTGCTACAGCTCCAGCTACGTGAATACCAATTAACTTGCCGGTTAGAGATGGTGCGTGGGCCACTAAAGGCGCTCCGCAATCTCCGGGTTTAGTTTCGGCGGTATACTGGTAGTAATCGCGTATCCAAATTTCTTGATCTTTGTTTAAATATCTAAATTCGTCTAAATGATGTTCTGGTTTAGCATAAGATTCAAGGCGCGTCAAGACTTTGTCACGATGTGTTAAAAGTGTGACTTTGAAAGTCTCATACTTAGTTTGGTCTTTAGCTTGGATAAAATGCTTATGGATGTCGGGCATAGTCATCATCGTTCTGGGGAAACTCACGAGTACTAAATCTTTCGGTTCGTTATCTGGAGTTAATATGTCTACGGCCAACAGCTCCGATTTCGGAAAATCGTAAGTGAGAGTGTTGTTTTTAAGACAAGTTAACGTGACAATGTCCCCCAAAGATTCATACACATGTTTAACCATGAGTAGAATTCTACCCTTTACGAAGATGCCTAAACCCGCACGCATGCACACTTGCTGATTTGAAATGACTTCAGAAGACACAACAAACGTATTGCCAGCGACTTTACTATGTATGACTTGATCTGCGTTGGTATCAGTCAATGCTTCAGCGATGACGTTTTCTTCCGCTCGAGGTCTTCTAGAGCGTCGGGTTCGCACTTCTTCACTTTCGGTCAGGGCCAAGTTAGTAGCGCGTAAAGTAGTCAAAACTGTCTTCTTGAGTGTGCCTTGAATGCCTGTCTGTCCGATTGGGTGGCAATCTATACATATTTCATGAATTTTCTGGCCATCGATTGTATCACAATGAACACAACAAATATGTGCCTTGGCTATCATGGTTTTCTGTTTCTCCACTGAATTTATGGCTTCTACTGCTGCCTTCATTATACGAGATATATGACCTGCACTAGTAGTCAAACACCCTTTCAAAGTCAATTCGCAAGGACTACAATCTTTCTTCGAGCAATCTTCCATCATGTCGCGAGCTACATCGCAATATTGACATTTGCCATCTTCGCATAAGACTAAACCGCCAGTGGGTAACAAGTCTTTAGCGACCATCGTAAGAAGGTTGCAGCGTTCCGTGAAGAATATTCCTTCCGCTGTGCTCTTTTGTGGGAAGAGACATTCACCAATGATTGTCCTTACATGAATTTCATCGAAATTGGATTTTGACATCCCATTACCGGCTCGTATACATTCTCTACACTTGACACCACAATGTTCTCGAGTCTTAAAAGTAGCGCAAGCTACACAACCAGACCTACAGAAAAGTAGTTTGTCGAATTTTTCCCCCTCTTGAACACGCTTCAAATGGCATGTTGCATGTCTAAACAAAAAGTTAGAACAAGCCTTTAAGCCAAAGAAAAGTGATAT